TCTGAGCTGATACCTGGTTAATCTTGGTAACCAATGTTTGGTTCCAGTCTTTTTGGGTGTAACCCATGAATGATGAACCTGCGTTTCCGTATTTCCATTCATTATAGTCCCAACGAGCTTTCCAAGCGGCACCTTTACGAAGGTCGCGAAGGATTTCACGGTCAACCTCAGCAGCGATTTGTTCTGAAAGAAGAGCTGTTAACTCAGCTTCAGCATCGATGTTGTGGAATGCGCTAACGTCCTGTGCTAATTCAGGAGACCAACTTGCTCTTAGTTTTCTTTCAGTCACGGATACAGTTACACTTGACAAGTCAAATGAAACTTCACCCAATTCTTCTTCGAATTCTAATGAGTCATAAAGTCTGTAAGTCAATGTCCAGTCAGCTAAAGTAGGACAAGGAGCTGCTCCAAAAGTTGTTCCACTAAATCCACCAGTGTTTGAATATGTTGTCATATCAACCTGAATGTAGATAGTTCCTGTTTCGTCACAGATGTCCTGATACCTACCACTTGGATAAGTAGAGTTTGATGCTTTTTGACCGTACTCGACGATACCTTTTCCATACTTCTGTGTTACAACGTTGAAGTTTACTGATGTTCCTAAATAACCAATCGTAGCTGATGCTAAGAAGTCTTCAGTATCCATAACGTTACCGTTAGGTCCGATTAATTTTCCCTGTCCGTCAGTTGCGAATCCAGTGAAGGATACGATTACACTGTTAACGGTTGTTCCTGTAAGATCACAAGGATCAACAAGTACAACAGTTCCGTTAGAGAATGTAACAAGATTTGTTGCGGTTACACCTGAAGTAACATATCTACCTTTTGAGTAATCGAAAAGTCCTGTGTTAGGATCGTTTCCATCACCTTGCTCGTAGAACCTGTCATAAAGGTTTAAGCCATCATATGAGTTATCCATTTCCTGCTGTGTCTGCGTGTTAGGATATCCATAAGGTGCTTGGTGTTCTGCCGGCTGTGTTCCAACTCTTTCCTGAATTTTAGGAATGAAGAAGAACAATTTACCGATAGGTAAGTTCATGGCTTGTACCGATACGATATCGTTAGCCAAAAGTTTAGAGAATACACGACGAATTATCGGGAAAACAACTGTTTCAAAAGACCCTGATGAGTCAGAAACAGCAGCTTCGTTAATTAAATAACTAGCTTGGTTTTCATATAATTGCGCCACGTTATCTTTCTGGTGACCTTCAAGATCCTCAAGGAATCCAAGGTCGTCCCATTTTTTGATGGTATCTTCTTTGATAACGCGTAGGTGTTTTAGACCGATGTTACCAACCATACCTGATTCTAATAATGCTCCCATTTTTTTTAATGTATTTGAGTTTGTTTTTTATTTTTATTATTTTATTTTTGCCATCAAGTCCTTCATTCTCTTGAACTGAGGATTCTCGTAAGCCTTAGCTTCGGATAATACTTCAGTTGATGATCTCTGAGGAGTTGAGACGATTTTTTCTGCCACGGTTTCTGTAATTGGCTTAGCCGAATCCAGTTCACCTTTAATAGCAGTATAAAGATTTTTTGATTCAGTAATTGTTGAAACTGAATCAAATCTTTTTAAAATGTTCAATTTCTCTTGTTTTGTAGTCGAATGTTCTGTGAATAAACGAGTGGCGTATGCTAAATTCGCATTAAACATAGCTACTTCATTCAGTTTGTCTTTGAAAAGTAAAAGGGCTTTTTTGTATTCACCATTTTGTTTTCTTAAAGTTTGGAGTTCTTCGTTAATATTTACATCAATCTCAACATCTGAACCTGCTTTGAAAACCTTCTTGGCTTTACCAACAGATGATGCGTGATTTGATGCTCCTTTGCTACCATGTGCATTCCATAATGTTCTTGCAGCTTCAGTAGCTTCAACTTCTTTCATTTCTCCATCTCCACATTCATCACATTCTTCCATACCTTCTTTAGGCTCTTTCATCACTGGTTTACCAGTACCTTTCGGTTCGGTTCCAGGGTGATCTTCAACTTGCGTTGCGTTTGTTCCACCTTTACCAGGCTCTTTAGTTTCACCAGGTTTGGTTCCTTTTGGAGGAGTACCGGGATGCTTTTCAGCCTGTTTTGCGCTATCTCCACCTTTACCGGGCTCTTTGGTTTCAGGATTTCCAGTTCCAGGAACAGGTGTTCCAGGTCTTTTAGTTCCTTCTTGCTCATTAGCTTGGAGTTTTGTAACTCCTTTACCAACTTGGGCTTCGGATTTCTTATCGAATGGGTCATTGTCACCAACTGTGTCAGTTACTTTAACGTCTTCTTTAGGTTCTCCTTTTTTAGCCTTAGCTTTTTCGGTGAAAGGTTGATCTTCGTCTTCTTCGTCGAGTTCAATTTCATAAACTACCTCTTCGGTGTCAGTTTCGATGTCGACTGGTGCGTCTTGTTCGTCAAGACCTTCAGGAAGTTCAGGTTCTAACTCATCACTCGGAAGTTCTGGAGCTTCTTCTTCACTTTCTTCATCATCTAACTTGATTATGTAATCGTTTCCTTCATCTGAGAATTGAACAGTGTTGCCGTCTTGCTTAACAACAATACCATCTTCAGGTTTCATAGCTTTGAAAACTTTCAAAACTTCTTCTTCTGAAGCACCAGTCATGTCAAGTACATCGTCGGCATCACCATCGGGTTCACCGTCCATATCATCAAGATCTGGGGTTTCGTCCTCAAGTTCGGGCTCGTCGGTTATCGAAGGTTCTTCTGTATCTTCCGGTGCAATACCGTCAACATCTTTTTCGTCTTCTTCAGGATCTAAGTCCTCTTGTTCTTTTAGCAAATCATTTAACTCTTCCTTCATAGTTGAAGCAAGTATGCCTTTTGCGTTTGCCTTTACAGCTTCCTCAAGTGTTTCTACTTGAAGCAATGCTTGTTCTAAAATTGATTTTCCAGCCATTTTTCGTTTCTGTTTGTTTTTATAAATATTCGATTATTATTAAAAGTTTATCTTTATGCACTTTAAACCCAACATTTTTTACTATTTCGATAAGAAATTATTGAGATTATACATAAGTTGTGTTGTCCTGTCATCTTGTGGTTCCACTTCTTGAACCGATTCTTCGTAATTACCTCTTTCATCTAAATCGCTAAATACGTAGGCCCCAGGGGTAGATGGTGAAGATACCAAGTCAAAACATACAAGTTCAAAATCATCCTGAACGATATTTTGTCCTTTAACATTTTTCAATGAACCAACACCACGAGAAGAAATCCCTAATGTTGCTCCATTCATTAATAAATTTGCTGCTTGGTCACCTTTACAACTAATAATACCACCTTTTTTCCATCCAGGTGATGTAAAGATTTTGATTTTACCGAGTAATACATTTCCTTCCCACCATGTTTCAAGTATTGAATGGGAAACTCTGTCTAAATCGATAAGAGATGATGTCGGGTGGTTGAGCTCGTTTAAAGCCCCACCATTTTGAATAAGAATTTGGTATTTGTCATTTTCCCGTCTTAAAACAGCTTCAGGATAAATTCTACCATTCTTATTGGGTGTGTCGTATTTTTGTAATACGGCATATAGGATGAGGTCGTCCATGAAGTCCATGTTCCTCATCTCTTCGAGAATCTGTTTGTTTTTTAGGTCTTGAGGGGAGATATGACCTGAATCATATTCTATCAGATATCCTTTGACCCCAAAATCATTTCGCCCTAATACCTTTAATTCTACCATTTATAGTTTTAGTTTACTATAAATATGTAGGTTTTAGAAGTTATTTTTTATTTTTGGAAAAATTAAATAAGATTTTGTTATCTAAATCGGAATCAATGATATCTTTGGTTAGGTTTTCTATAATCACTTTTAACTCGTTAGACCTAATATCAAACATCTGTTTAGTGAATAATGTGATTTCCAAATTTAGAAATGATTTTTTTCCAACCTTAATCCCCTTAGTTCTAACGTCTAAGTCTACAATGGATTCTTTCTTAAATAATTCGGATTGTAAATCAAATATTCTAAATTTTATTTTTCTCTTTGTTTTCGAGAGGATATCCTCGAATTCGTCGTTATCGTTTTCAGGAGCTAACCACGAATTCAATTTTATATAAATTGACTTTAAATTCTTGTGATCAACTGTCCCATAACCGATTTTTACATCCCTGTAATACCCCAAGGCAATAAATTTCCCTGTCTTCATGTAATTTCATCATATATCAAATTTATGGTGTTATACAAAATATAAAGAAAAGAATCCATAAAACCAAAATTATTATACAAAAAAAAACGGACTTAAAGTCCGTTTTTCAATTGTTGTAGTTTATAATAATTGTATTTGGTCGGTGGCATTCGATTTGCCTCTGTTAAAGCGGTAGTTAACTTCCCCTTTATTTCATCATTTTCTTCTTCTGTTATAAGACAATTAATCTTGGATACTATCTCTTCTTTTAGAACTCCGAACTCGTTAATTAACTCATCACTAGTAATAGATACGAGTTTTTTTAATTCTTTCTTCTCGTCTTCGGTCAATGAATTTTCAAACTTACTATTGAACTCATGTGTTAATACAACATGTAATAAATTTTCATTCTTAGTAAACTCGTGAGTAGATTCTACCAATTCTTTTTTTGTGGTTAGATGTTCAACTAATTTTCCCCTACCTAACATTTTTTTGTCGACATTCTTTAAACTATCGTCTTCAGTAAGTAGATCTAAATTTTTATACAGTTCAACCTCAACCAGGTTTTCACCACCAAGCTTCTTATCTAGAGTTTTACAAAACTTTGAAATAGATTTTGTTTTATCTTTCAATAGTGTTTCAACATTCTTAACGTACGCCTCGGCAAGTTTCTTGTCCTCGATGTACATATTTTCGATCTCTTCATAAAACAAATACAATTCCTTGAACTCATTGTTCTCTTTAATTAATTGTAATATTTCTTTCACTTCTTTCTTATCACCAGCGATATACGCTTCGGTTAAGTTGTGTAAGATCTTGGTCTTTAATGTTCCAAATTTAGTCATTAGCTTGTTCCTTAGTTGTTTTATTATCACCATCGGCATTTTCCGTTATGATATCGGATATTACCTTATCTATTTCATAAATATTATCCTGAGCCCTTTTGTTATCAAATAAATCTGATAAACTTGTATCCTCACCTAACATTGATAAAATCTTAAATTTATTTGATTCGCTTCTATAAACTGGAGCTTTCTTTTCTTCTTCAGCTAAAGGTGCTGGTTCACCACCCGCGGGTGCGCCCATATCCATACCTGGTGCTCCTGCGGCTTCACCACCCGCTGGCGCTCCTAATGGTTCTGACATCGAACTACCTCCGCCACCACCTCCACCAGCCATAGCCCCTTCTTCACCTCCACCAGCCGCTAAGGTATCTTCAATTTGTTTTCTTTCCTCTTCAGGAATACCATATTTCTTATCAACATCATCAAACACACCTGTACGTCTAATAATTTGTGGTGTGTTCATCAATTCAGCACCAATCGCACGTTCCATTCTTTGCTGTTGTAAATCAAGAATTACTTCATTGTCACTCATACCTAAGATATTTTTCTTAGCCCATGTATGTGAAACAGGAAGAATACCCATTTGTGATTGGTCAGACGTAGCGTCCTTATACATTGTAATTTTTTCTTTCCAAGATTCAATTTTCAATAAGTCTGACTGTCCCGATGGGTTGGTCATCATTAATGTGAAATTGTTCAATTCATCTTCCATTCCTAAAAGGAATAAATGAATCAATGCAATTTTGTTCAATTCTTGGATTAATGATTGTTGAATCCTATTAATTGTTCGTGCGAAACGAATGTCAAGTAACGCCAATCCTTTACCATTACCCACAACATCTTCAAATCCTAAGAACGCTTTCGGGATCCTAAGAGCCGCCAACATTTTCTTTTGAATATACTCAATATCAGCGATTTCACCTAAGTTCTGTGCGCCCGGTAATGTTTCGATAGGACTACTTTGAGAAATATCTCTCATTGGTATGAAATAATCTTGGTCTACTGCCATTTGATTATATCTCATATCAACCTGACCGTTACTTTGGTCTACAACTTGGTCTCTCTTGAATTTATTTGCAATTCTCTGTACATAAGGTTCAATGTCTTTATCGTCCATATTACCAACGAATACCTTGAATACCCTTCTTTCAGGTGCCCTAGATGTTCTATAAATTAACATTGCATCCTCGGCTAGGAGTAATTGCTTCCAAATACGTCTGATTTTATCCAACATGGATGTACCATATGGAAGTTTTCTATCATCGCCAAGAATTCTAAAGTGAGCTATTTCCCATGCTTGAAATTCCATATCTTTGTTATTCCAAGTAAAACGGAGTTCCCGGGTTGGGAACTTTGAACTTACTCTGTCACTTTGATTTGGGCTAGATTGTCTAGCACCTTCAAGTCTTTGTATTTCAATATTTGGTAGTTGCTGGCATCCTATAATACCTTTGGCGGCGTCAATTTTTAAATAAACGAAGTTATCACCATACTTACACATTCCCCTCGTCCACATTTGTAGGTTGGTATTAACGTCCAAAACGTTGTAGAATAGATCATCCAAAATAGATTTAATTCTTTTTGAATCGGAATGTATTGTTAGAATCTGACCTTTTTCTGATTTGGTTGTAGATTCCTCTGCGTAGATATCCAAAGCCGCAGATACTTCAGGAGTAAATTCCATACTCTCATAATCATAATATGCCGATAATCTGTTTGGTTCGTAGTAAACTGATTGGTTATAAAGCGACATATCTAATTTTGACCACTTGTCGGCAATATATTGAGTTTGTTTGGCTTGTAATAAAGCGTTTTCGTATTCTTCCTTACTGTCAGTTTTCAGTAATTCATCTTTCGAAAATTGAAACGATGGAGGTGGGGGAGATACCGTATTTCCCTGAAAACCGAAGGTTTTTGTTAATCTTTGAAAGATTGTTAATTCTTGTTTTGCCATACCTATAAATATTGACTATAATGTAAACATTTTTTTTATATTACTGAAGCTTATCGATGTTTCTTTGGACTAGGGAATAACCATGAATAATCCTCATATTGTTGTTTTAAATTTTTTATTTGATTATTTTGAAATAGAGGATTTCCCTCAAGCCCATGTCCGTCCATGGTCATTGTTCCCATTGGATCAAAAGCCTGACCGTAAGAATAGAATGATTTATTAGGTTCATATGTACGTTCTGACAACGTCCAAGCCTCCATCATTGATTTATTAATATTCTCAACTCTTTTAAGTTGGTCAAAACAAATATCACCGACATATAAAGCCATCGCACAACTCATAATAGCGTCATCATGACATCCTTTCATATGGTCGGGACGACCATTAACATAAACGAATGTGTTCATTTCATTAACTAATCTTTGGGATCTAATAATGAATCCATGTCTCAATTGTTCTTCAAATGACGCAACAATTTGTGTTCGTTTGTTATTAAAATTCAACCCCGGAATTTTATCCATCAGTTTGGCATTATATTCCCATATATTCTGGGTATTAATTCCATCGATAAACATATCACGATATCCAAATTCTTGGAATTTTCGTGCTGTTGCGATTCCCATTCCACCTGTTATATCAATAACAACATAAGCTTTATATAATACAGCCCATCTATATGCTACTGCAGCTAAATCGTCAGGAGGAATTTTTCCAACATATTCAAGTACTTGTTCTCTATCATCAAAGTCCAAAATGTTAATAGACGAGAAGTCTTCACTATCACCCCTTGATACGTCGATTCCCATTATATATCGATGGTCAAGAATCGGTTCTTTCCAATGCCATAGGTCACCACTCATAAACTTTTCTTTCGGATCCCTAACCATATTCTTAATAATATTCTCCCTTGTTTCGTATGGAATAACACTATCACCAGAACCAAGGAAGTCACATTCAATTTCCTGAGA